AATTACTAGAATGAATCGTGGTAAAAAATGGAAATATGGATATAATAAAGAGCACGATATTATAGTTATATCTAAAACAGGTAAAATAGGAGAAATATATGAAATCCAAAATCTTAAAATTGCTTTACCATCTGTGCCCGTGCAAGTACATAAATTGCAAGGGAACAAATGGTCAAAAATAGAACCACCTAAAGAATTAAGTCGTCTTAAAAATATATTTGACTGGAGAAGTTATCCAGACGAAAATAAAGAACAATGGTACGATTATATAGACGAAGAGTTTAAAAGAAGAGATGAAGGTTTTTGGTTTATGAATAATAGTAAACCAACTTATTTAGTAGGAACTCATTATATGTATCTTCAATGGAGTAAAATAGATATTGGTGCTCCTGATTTTAGAGAAGCAAATAGATTGTTTTATATATTCTGGGAAGCTTGTAAAGCTGATAAAAGATGTTATGGAATGTGCTACCTAAAGAACAGAAGGTCAGGGTTTTCGTTCATGTCATCTGCTGAAACGGTTAATTTAGCCACTCTTGCAAGTGATAGTAGATATGGGATACTATCTAAAACAGGTGCAGATGCTAAAAAAATGTTTACAGACAAAGTAGTTCCAATAAGTATAAATTATCCTTTCTTTTTTAAACCGATACAAGATGGTATGGATCGGCCAAAAACAGAATTAGCATATAGAGTGCCAGCGAGTAAGTTTACTCGAAAGAAAATCACAACTAACGAACAGTTAGAAGATTTACAAGGATTAGACACTACTATAGATTGGAAAAACACTGGTGATAATAGTTATGATGGTGAAAAACTAAATCTACTAGTACACGATGAAAGTGGTAAATGGGAAAGACCTGATAATATTTTAAATAACTGGAGAGTCACAAAAACTTGCTTAAGATTAGGTAGTAGAATAGTTGGTAAATGTATGATGGGCTCTACTTCAAACGCATTAGATAAAGGTGGAGAAAACTTCAAAAAATTATACAACGCATCAGATGTCACAAGAAGAAATAGAAACGGTCAGACGAAGTCTGGTCTCTACTCTTTGTTTATCCCAATGGAATGGAACTACGAAGGATTTATTGACGAGTATGGAGTTCCAGTCTTTAATACTCCTGATATCGATGTGTTCGCACCAGACGGTGAATTAATAGATGTAGGTGTAATAGACAATTGGCAAAACGAGGCTGATGGTTTAAAAGATGATCAAGATGCTTTAAATGAGTTTTATCGTCAGTTTCCCAGAACAGAAGAACATGCTTTTAGAGACGAAGCAAAAGGCAGTATATTTAATCTTGTAAAAATATACGAACAAATAGATTATAACGAAGAAATGTCCAGAACACTAGGAGTTACGACTGGTAATTTTCAATGGGTTAACGGAATTAAAGATTCACAAGTAATTTTTTATCCAGATCCAAAAGGACGTTTCAAAGTAAGTTGGGTTCCAAAATCCGAAATACAAAACAAAGTTATATTAAAAAATGGTGTGAGATATCCTGGTAATGAACACATGGGAGCGTTTGGTTGCGACTCTTATGATATATCAGGTACCGTAGATGGAGAAGGATCTAAAGGAGCATTACACGGCTTAACCAGGTTTAGTATGGAGGACGCTCCTGCGAATAGTTTCTTTTTAGAATACTTATCAAGACCACCTACGGCAGAAATATTTTTTGAAGATGTATTAATGGCGATAGTTTTTTATGGAATGCCAATACTTGCAGAAAACAATAAACCTAGATTACTTTATTATCTTAGAAGAAGAGGTTATAGAGGATTTAGTATGAATAGACCGGATAAAATTTGGAATAAATTATCCGTAGCAGAAAAAGAAGTTGGTGGAATACCAAACTCAAGTGAAGATATAAAACAAGCTCATGCAGCAGCGATTGAGATGTATATACAAGATCACGTAGGCATGAAACAAGATGGAACATTTGGAGATTTATATTTTAATAGAACATTAAACGATTGGGCTAGATTTGATATAACTAAAAGAACAAAGTTTGACGCTACAATAAGTAGCGGTTTAGCGGTAATGGCTAACAATAGACATTTATACGCACCAAATGCGAAAATAGAAAAACCTAGTTTAAACATAAACATATCAAAGTATAAAAATACTGGTAGTATGTCACAAATAATTAAAGAATAAATATGGCAGAGTCTGGCATGAAAAGTTATTTCCCGAGTCAAGTTGTAAGTGACGTAGAAAAACTAAGTTATGATTACGGTTTAAGAGTAGCAAAAGCTATAGAAACTGAATGGTTTAATAATGATAGAAATAACAATAGATACAAAAATAATTTAAATAATTTTCATAATCTTAGATTGTACGCTAGGGGCGAGCAATCTATACAAAAATATAAGGATGAGTTATCTATAAACGGTGATTTGTCCTATCTTAATTTAGATTGGACGCCTGTTCCAATTATACCTAAATTTGTAGATATTGTAGTTAACGGTATTGCTGAGAGAACATATGATATAAAAGCTTATTCTCAAGATCCATATGGTGTTAGTAAACGAACGCAATATATGGAATCTATACTAGGAGACATGCGTAGTAAAGATTTAAATGAATATGTTTTAGAAAATTTTGGAATAGATTTATATGAAAATAAAATAGAAGAATTACCTGACACAGAAGAAGAACTAGGTTTACATATGCAGTTAAATTATAAACAAGCTGTAGAAATAGCCGAAGAACAAGCTATAAACGTTTTAATGGAAGGTAGTAACTATGAATTAATAAAGAAAAGATTTTACTATGATTTAGCTGTATTAGGTATAGGCGCTGTAAAAACCTCATTTAATACATCAGAAGGTGTTGTAATAGATTACGTTGATCCAGCAGATTTAGTTTATTCTTATACTGACTCTCCATATTTTGATGATATATATTATGTTGGTGAAGTTAAATCTATACCAGTAAACGAGTTGGCTAAACAATTTCCTCATTTATCTCAGTCTGATTTAGAAGATATAATGAAAAATAAATCTTATCATAGAAATAACAATCATAATAAATACACTACAGATAAAGAGGATAATAATAAAATACAAATCTTATACTTTAATTATAAAACCTATATGAATGAGGTTTATAAAGTAAAAGAAACAGGAACAGGAGCTGAAAAAATTATACCTAAAGATGATCAATTTAATCCACCAGAAAACATGGAAGGTGGTTATTCTAAATTATTAAAATCTATAGAATGTCTTTATGAAGGTGCTCTTGTTTTAGGTACAGATAAATTACTTAAATGGGAAATGGCAAGAAATATGATGCGTCCTAAAAGTGATTATACTAAAGTTAAAATGAATTACTCTATCGTAGCACCTAGAACTTACAATGGTAAAATAGATTCTTTAGTAAAACGTATAACTGGATTTGCAGATATGATTCAGTTAACACATCTTAAACTACAACAAGTAATGTCTAGAATGACTCCAGATGGTGTTTATTTAGATGCAGATGGTTTAGCTGAAATTGATTTAGGTAATGGAACAAACTACAACCCCCAAGAAGCATTAAACATGTTTTTTCAAACTGGTTCTGTTATTGGTAGATCTATGACACAAGAGGGTGACATGAATCCAGGTAAAATACCTATTCAAGAAATATCAAATGGAATGGGTGCAGGTAATAAAATGCAAGCTTTAATTGCTAATTATAATTATTACTTACAAATGATAAGAGATGTGACCGGATTAAACGAAGCTAGAGACGCTAGTATGCCTGATCCAAAGTCGTTGGTTGGTATACAAAAAATGGCAGCTGCTAATTCTAATGTTGCAACTAGACATATATTAAATTCTGGATTATATTTAACATCTAATGTTGCAGAATGTTTAGCTCTTAGAATATCTGATATTATAGAATACTCTCCTACTAAAGATGCTTTTATACAACAAATAGGCGTACACAATGTTGCTACGTTAGAAGAAATATCTAGTTTACATTTATATGATTTTGGTATATTTATTGAACTAGCCCCTGACGAAGAAGAAAAACAATTATTAGAAAATAATATACAACAGGCTATTCAACAACAAAATATAGAGTTAGAAGACGCTATTGATCTTAGAGAAATTAAAAATGTTAAATTAGCAAATCAACTTCTTAAAGTACGTAGAAAAAAGAAACAGGAGAAAGATCAATTGATGCAACAACAAAATATACAAGCTCAAGCAGAAGCTCAATCAAAAACTCAACGAGATGCTGCTCAAACTGAAATGATGAAAAATCAAGCTATATCTCAAAGTCAAGCTCAATTAGAAGAAATTAAATCTCAATTAGAACTTAGAAAAATGATGGAAGAAGCTAGAGTTAAAAAAGAACTTATGGCTTTTGAATTCCAATTAAACATGCAATTAAAGCAAGTGGAAGTAGAGGCTTTAAAAAGCAAAGAATCTGAAAAAGAAGATAGAAAAGATAAAAGAACAAAGATTCAAGCAACACAACAAAGCGAGTTGATCGATCAAAGAACTAATCAAAAACCACCTAAAAACTTTGAGTCATCAGGTAATGACACGTTAACTGGAGGTTTTGATTTAGGCGTTTTTGATCCTAGATAAATTATTAACTATTATTATATTATATTATGGCAAAAAAAGAAGAACCAATCGTAGATAACGAGGTTGGTAAATTAAAAGTAAAAGCAAAAAAAGAACAACCAACCGGTAACGAAACAAAAGGAAATGTTACTAAGGTTAAAGAAAAAATGAAAATGAAACCTATTATAGAAGAAGAATCTATAACTAAGGTTGATTTAAATAAACCACCAAAACCAGTAGAAGATGAAGTTAAAGAAAATAACACTAACAACGAGGGAGTGGCTCCAGAGTCTAAAGATGCCGACGCCCCACAAAAACAAGAAGAAGTACAACCGGAAACAGAAGCACAACAAACTCCAACGCTAGAAGAAATTACTGATGAAAAAGTAAATGAAAAAGTTGAAGAAGTGCAAGAGCAAGTTGTTGAAGCAGTAGCAGAAGCTGAAGCAACAGGTCAACCTCTTCCTGAAAATATCCAAAAGTTAGTTGACTTCATGGAAGAAACTGGTGGTGATATAAATGATTACGTAGCTTTAAATACGGATTATAGTAAATTAGATAATCAAGATTTATTATACGAATACTATAGAAAAACAAAACCGCATTTAAATGCAGAAGAAATTAACTTCCTTATGGAAGATTCTTTCTCTTACGACGAAGAAGGTGACGACGAAAAAGAGATAAGAAGAAAAAAATTAGCGTTAAAAGAGCAAGTTGCCAGCGCTAGAGCCCACTTGGACGGGCAAAAGTCCAAATACTATGAAGACATCAAAGCTGGAAGTAAACTCACTAATGAGCAACAAAAAGCTATGGATTTCTTTAATAGATATAACAAAAATCAAGAAGAGACAAAGGCGATTAACTCTGATTTTTTAAAGAAAACAGATAATGTTTTCAACAACAAGTTCAAAGGTTTTGAATATAACGTTGGTGATAAAAGATACAGATTTAATGTTAACAATGCTGAAGAGATTAAAGATACTCAAGTTGATTTAAATAATTTTACTAAAAAGTTTTTAGATAAAAATAATTATATTAAAGATATTGAGGGTTATCATAAATCTCTTTATACAGCTATGAACGCTGATGCTGTCGCAAAACATTTTTATGAACAAGGAAAAGCTGATGCTATGAAAAATAGTGTTGCTAAAGCCAAAAACGTTAATATGGATCCAAGACAAAGTCATGGTAAAATAGAAACAGGTGGTTTAAAGTTCAGAGTGTTAGGTGATAATTCTAATGATTTTAAGTTTAAAATTAAAAACAAAAATAAATAACAAATTAAAAAATAAAAATTATGGCAATTACTGCAGGAGGTAGTTTGAATAGTGTGCCTGCTCCACAGCAACAAACACTAGCTTCAAATTACATCGATTTTACAAGTGGGACTAATGACTGGTCTCAACAATATTTACCAGATCTTATGGAGAAAGAAGCTGAAGTATTCGGTAACAGAACTATTTCAGGATTTCTTTCACAAGTAGGAGCTGAAGAGGCTATGACATCTGATCAAGTTGTATGGTCTGAACAATCAAGATTACATTTATCTTACAAAGGTAAGGTAGTTGTAGCTGGTGATACTACAGGTACTTTTGAAGTAGAAGCAGACATAGATGGTAACACACTAACTACTACTCATGGTATTAGAACTAATGATATCGTACTTGTAGCTAGCGCTGGTAAGGTTACTAGAGCTTTAGTAGTAGAAACTGATGCTACAGCTGTTGTTTCACTTGAGGCTTATGATGCTGCTACTATGGCTGGTCATAGCACAACAACTAAATCAGTTACTTTACTAGTTATTGGTTCTGAGTATGGTAAAGGACAATCTTATATTGATAACACTGGTACATGGAGCGATGAAAGAAGAACAGCTTTAACACCTACTTTCAAGTCTTTTAGCAACAAACCAATTATCATGAAAGATTACTATGAAATCTCTGGATCTGACGCTTCGCAAATAGGTTGGGTTGAAGTTTCTGGTGAAGATGGTACGGCTGGTTACTTATGGTACTTAAAAGCTGAAGGTGAAACTAGAATGCGTTTTACTGATTACTTAGAGATGGCAATGTTAGAAGCTGAAAAAACTAGTACTGGTTCACCTATTGGTTTTGCTGATAAATCAATTAGAAATTTAGGTTCAGCTGATACTATTGGAACAAGAGGTACTGAAGGTTTATTCGCGGCTATCGAATCTAGAGGTAATTTAACTTCTGGTATTACTGGTGTTAATGCAGCTACTGATTTAGCTGAATTCGATGCTATCTTAGCTGAGTTTGATAATCAAGGTGCTATTGAAGAAAACATGATGTTTGTTAATAGAAGTGTATCGTTAGCAATGGATGATATGTTAGCTTCAATGAATTCATATGGATCAGGTGGTACTTCTTACGGAGTATTTGATAACTCTGAAGACATGGCGTTAAACTTAGGTTTCTCTGGATTCCGTAGAGGTTCTTATGATTTCTATAAATCTGATATGAGATACTTAAATGATAAAGCAACAAGAGGTGGTATTAATGATACTGCTGGTTCTGCTGCTATCAGAGGAGTTATGATTCCAGCTGGTGTATCTTCAGTTTATGATCAACAATTAGGAAGAAACCTTAAGCGTCCTTTCTTACATGTTAGATATAGAGCTTCACAAACTGATGACCGAAGAATGAAAACTTGGGTTACTGGTTCTGTTGGTGCTGCTACATCTGCTTTAGACGCAATGCAAGTACACTACTTATCTGAAAGATGTTTAGTTACACAAGGTGCTAATAACTTTATGTTATTAAAATAAGCACATTATTTTAAAGAGGGTGGAGCTTAGTCTCCACTCCCTTTATTTTTATTAATTTTATTATATATTATATTATGGCAAAGAAAACAAAAAAAGAAAATATAGTAGTTGAAGATACTACAATGGTTGTAGAACAACCAGAAATTAAAGAAACAGTTGAAACTGTAATTACTGACAAACCAAAAAGAGTTGAACCTAAAGGTAAAATGACTAATGATGGTTGGGAAATAAAACACAGAATATACAGATTAAAAGGTGATAAAAAACCTTTATCAAGATCTATTAGAGCAGCAAACATACATTGGTTTGATGAAGAGAAAGGATACGAAAGAGAACTTAAGTATTGTCAAAATCAAAAAACTTGTTTTGTAGATGAAATGAAAGGTGATCAAAGAATGGAACATATTGTTTTTAGAAATGGTATGTTAATAGTTGAAAAAGAAAAGACAGTTTTACAAAAACTACTTTCATTATATCATCCTGATAGAGACATTATGTTTTATGAAGAAAAACCAGCTGTAAAAGCAACAAATGAAATAGCTTGGTTAGAAATGGAAATAGAAGCTTTAAACGCTGCCAAAAACATTGATATTGATATGGCAGAAGCTATCATGCGTGTAGAGATTGGTTCTGAGGTATCTAAGATGAGTTCTAAAGAACTTAAGCGTGATTTGTTACTATATGCTAGAAGAGATCCTAAATTGTTTTTAGATTTAGTTAACGATGAAAATGTTGTTCTTAGAAATTTTGGTATTAAAGCAACTGAACTTAATATTATTAAACTATCTTCTGATCAAAGAACTTTTTCATGGGGTTCTAACAATAGAAAACTAATGAATGTTCCGTTTGATGAACATCCATACTCAGCTTTAGCCGCTTGGTTTAAAACTGATGAAGGAATGGAGATTTACTCCAATATTGAAAAAAGATTAAATTCTTAATCAAACTGTAGAGCGGTCGCCCTACGGGGCGATCGTAACTACAAAATTTAATTATATGGAAAAAAATAAATCAAAAGGATTAGGTGATACAATAGAAAAAATTACAAAAGCAACTGGAATTAAAAAAGTTGTTGAAAAAATTAGTGAAGCTACAGGTAAAGATTGTGGCTGTGCTAAAAGACAAGATAAATTAAACGAATTGTTTCCGTACAATTATAATAAATAAAAAAATATGGTAAGCGTAGATACAGTATATCAAAGAGTTTTAGCTTTAGCAAACAAAGAACAAAGAGGTTACATAACTCCACAAGAGTTTAATCTATATGCTAACCAAGCTCAAATGGAAATACTAGAACAGTATTTTTATGACATAAATCAATTCCATAATCTACATGGTAATAGCACTGAATATTCAGATATGGTTGGTTTAATAGATGAAAAATTAAATATTCTACGTGTCACAACTTCGGTTGCTGCTACAAATGGTATTATTAACATGACTGCTATTACAAACATGTATAAAATAGGATCTCTTTATTCAGGTTTTAATGAAATAGAAGAAATTAATTATAACGAATATAAACTCAGAAGAAAATCAAAATTAACAGATCCTTCTAATACAGGTGCTTCTATGGAGAATTATATGTATTACGTTCAAAACAATAATATCTATATACAACCACCAATAGGTAGTAGTATAGAAATTAGTTATATAAAAATACCTAACAAAGTTATTTGGGGATACGTTGTATTAAACGAAAAAGCATTATATAACGCTGGATCATCTACAGACTTTGAATTGCATCATGCTGAAGAAAACGAATTAGTTTACAAAATATTAGGTTACGCAGGAATAACACTTAAAAAACCAGATGTTATACAATCTTCCAACTCTTTAGAAATAGCAAAAGTTCAACAAGAAAAACAAGCATAATATATGGCATTAATAGACCCAAGTATTACTTCTCAAAATTATTATACAGGTAATAATTCTCAATTACAAAATTATCAATTTATATCTTTAATTGATATTATAAATCAATTTATGATTGGTTATGTTGGAGAAGATAAAATAATATCTAAAGTAAAAAGATCTGATGTTGGTTTTTTTGCTCAAAGAGCTATGCAAGAATTATCATTTGATACTTTTAAGTCTTGTAAGTCTATGGAAATAGATTTACCAGCTAGTTTACAAATGACTATACCTCAAGATTACGTTAATTGGACTAAAATAAGTTGGTCAGATGATTCAGGTATAAAACACAGGCTTTATCCTACAAATTGTAAAACTAGTAACCCGTTTAGACCACAACAAGATGATGATGGTGATTTTGTTTTTGATACTGATGGTAGTTTTATAGAATCTGGTAATTTATTAACAAATTCTACTTTACAAGCTTCCCAAAACGCTACTCCAATATCATCAGGTTGGTATTTAAATTTCAATATAGAAAACAACGCTTCGCAATTCTCAGCTGTAGTTACGGCTGCTGACACAGCGGCAGACCCAATAACAAATTCAGTTGGTTGGTTTCACACCACACATCCTCCACAGGCTAATCAACATTCTGGGCAAAATAAAATAATAGGTTATAATTTACCAGATAAACATGGATTTCAAATGCGAAACTTACCAATATTAAGTGGTGAAAAATATCAAATTACTTTTACTTTGAGTGGTTATAGTTCTGGTACTTATGAGTGGATAATTGTTGATGAAAATCGAAACTATAAATATGGAACTCAAGTTAGTGCTGATGGTACTTATACTCAAGAAATTGATTTGTCTACAGGTATAACACGTACTAATACGTTTCCAGCTAGAAGTATTGGTTTTAGACAAAACGGCAGCACTGCTGGTAATGTTACTATAGATAATATTGAATTAATTAGAGTTGGATGGGGAGATGAATCCACAACATGGGGTAATTATAGTTCAACAACACCATCAGAAAATAACGATGATTATGAAGACGAAACTTATTGGAAACTAAATGGGGAAAGATATGGTTTAGACCCTCAACATGCACAGTCTAATGGTTCGTTTTATGTTGATTGTGATTCTGGAAAAATACATTTTAGTTCAAACTTATCTGGTAAAACAATTGTATTAGATTATTTAAGTGATGGATTAGGTACTAACGAAGAAATGAAAGTTCACAAATTTGCTGAAGAAGCCATGTATAAACATATAGCTTACGCTGTATTATCTACACGTATAAATACTCCAGAATATGTTATAGCTAGATTTAAAAAAGAAAGATTTGCTGAGATTAGAAAAGCAAAATTAAGATTATCAAATATTAAATTAGAAGAAATTACTCAAGTATTTAGAGGTAAATCTAAATGGATAAAACATTAATAAATGTCAGAGATTAAAAATACTTTTACCGGTGGTAAAATGAACAAAGATCTCGATGAGAGACTTGTTCCCAACGGTGAATATAGAGATGCTATGAACGTGCAAGTTTCAACTTCAGATGGTTCTGATGTTGGGGCCGTACAAAATCTACTTGGTAATACAATTGTACCAAGTGTTGCTAACGCAACGGATTTCTGTGTTGGTAGTATTCCTGATGAAAAATCAGATTCCTTATACTGGCTAAATGCCGGTCCTCCTAAAACAAATTTATTGGAAACAGCCACGCAAGATAGTGGTGGTGATAATACAGCTACTTTTGGTCCTTGGCAATCTTATTGGACAAGTGCATATCCAAATGGTTTAACAGGTGGAGCAGATGGTGCTTTTTACACTACAGGTGATGGTATAGAGTTTAAAGATACAATACTTGAATATAAAGACAATACTACAAATCCTATATTTGTTGATGTACATACTAAATGGTTTAAACCCGCTTATACAAGATTTGGAGGTAGTCAACAACTTATAAGAGGTGATTATTTAGTAGCACCAGATAATTTAACACTAGCCAACGGTCAAACAACAGGTATAAATGGTATACAAAAAGGAGCTAAATTAAACTTTTATTACGCTGTAACACCAATAACAACAAACAGCTATTTAGTAAAACATGAACACACTATTACAGAGGTTAGGATTCAACAAGATTTAGGTGACTTACCTATGAGTAGTAATTTTCATAGTGGTGTTATTAAAGACGTTTTTAAAATAGAACCACCTTTAAATCCTACAGAAAAACTAATTATAGAGGGAGATCCTCTTTACACTCAATATTGGTTTGTAGAAATAGAAAATCCTAGAATTTTAAATTTTAGAAAAGAACAACTCATAACAGGTATAAATATAGTTGATGACATGTTATTTTGGACTGATAATATTTCAGAACCTAAAAAAATAAGTATACCACGTAGTAAACAAGGTACTAATGCAAATGGTATGATGCATACCACTTTAGTTACAAATGGTGTAGATACACAAATAGCTATAAAATTAGAAAATGCAACTGTAATTAAAAAAGCACCTACAACACCTCCAGCTATAGAGTTTCAAGCTACAGCCGCTCCATTTACTAATGGTACTATAATGGATCACGCTCAATACCATACTGTTAATAATACCTCTGGATTACCAACAACTACTATTGCGGACGGAACTAGAGATACTGTGTTGGGTAACGGTAATATATTCTGGGATTGGTCTTGGGAAGGTGAGGGTGTTTTACCTTCTCCAGGCGTAAACAAAGTTTTGACATTCCAACCTATTGATGAGGAAGAAGAAAATACTACACCGTATACGATAGAAGATCCTACCAATCCTGGTCAAGCAATAACAATTGGTCCAACACTAGGAGCAAAAGGTAATATACCGTGGAAAAATGGTGCTTCAGCGATAGGTGATGTAGTTATATTTTCACATAGAGACGACGGGCAAGATTATATTAGAGCTGAAATTACAGAAGAGTTTCAACCTGAACAATCTGGATGGCCTGAACTACAACCTATGAACGTTCCTTACGCTGTATGGCTACCACCTTTTTCTGTAGATTCTAATGGTGTACCTACTGGTACAATATCGCGTAACGATAATGCATATCATTTTGTACATCAAAGAATGTTTAGAGTTGAAATAATAAGTATATCTCAAGATACTCCTAAAGGATGGCAATATTGGGATGTTAGAATGGAGGATAAAGAATCTAATCTATTTGAACGTAAATTTCCAAGATTAGCATTAAGATATAGGTATGAAGATGGTGAATATTCTTCTTTTGGACCTTTTACTGATGCTGTTTTTTCTCCCGGTAATTTTGATTATGATTCAAAAGATGCTGTTAATAAAGCTATGATCAATAATCTAAAAAGCATAGAGGTTAAAGATTTAATTAATAGCGAAACACCAGATGATGTTGTACAAGTTGATATTGTTTACAAAGATGAAGATTCTGCAAATATATATTTAGTTGATAATGTAAAACCTGAAGATGCTGTTTATCCACCAGCAACTATAAACGCTTGGAATTCACCTGGTTTATTTGCACAAGGTTCTTATACTATAGAATCAGAAAGTATATTCACGGCTTTACCATCAAATCAATTGTTAAGACCTTTTGATAATGTACCAAGAAAAGCTTTAGCACAAGAAGTTGTTGGTAATAGAATTGTTTATGGTAACTATGTACAAGATTATAATTTGTTAGATGCCACTGAAAACAAAATAACACCTTTAGTTGTTGGTAATGTAAGAACAAGAGAGATTCCAACTGAAATAGGTTTTGGTGGTAAATCTGTTAAATCTGAAAGAGAATATCAACTAGGTGTTGTTTATTCTGATGAATTTGGTAGAGAATCATCTGTATTATCTAGTCAAGGAAGTGTATTTACTATTACTAAACAAAGATCTGATAGTTACAATCAAATATTTGCTAAAGTAGAAAACCCACCACCAAAATGGGCAACTCACTTTAAAATATTTGTAAAAGAAACAACTAGTGAATATTATAATTTAGCAATGGATAGGGTTTATAGAGCTAAAGACGGTGGTATATGGATGTCTTTCCCTTCTGCTGAAAGAAATAAAGTTGATGAAGAAACTTATTTAATACTTAAAAAAGCAACTGATACTAACATTGCGATGAAAGATGTTGGAAAGTATAAAATTGTAGCAATAGAAAACGAAGCTCCAGAATATATTAAAACATCTTGGAAAAAACTAGGTGAAGTAGCTGGTCAAGATTGTGTTAATGCTATTAGTAGTACTTCGGGTAATATAATATCTATGATACCAGTTGGTGGAGGTAATATTTTACAACAAGGCGTTATAGCTTTTAATATAGATAAAACTCATTTTGACTTTTATACTAGTGCTTCTTTAGATGGTGCTGAACCATATGCGGTTAGTTTTTATCAACCAATTTCAGGAAAAGAAACTGAAAAATATAAAGTTGCTAAATTCACTGTTGATAGTGATGCGCAAGGAACCGCAACACAAGCAGCAACACCCCCAGTATTTAATCAAGGTGTTTATTATTTTGTTCTCGAAAAACCTATTACAGATGAAGATGGTAGTTGGTTAGAAACATCAGCTGGTGTTAACGATCCAGATGCTGGTATAAAAATATATGTTAAAAAAGTAGATAACAAACCAGAGTTTGATGGTAGGTTCTTTGTTAAAATAATTAGAGATAGTATAATCGATACGCACATAACAACATTGATAAAACCTACTTTATCAAACTATATAGTTAATAAAAGTGCTCAACTCCACTGGGTTGCTGATGGTGATGCTCCTAATAGTTCTGATTTTCAAGGAACAAGAATTTCAACTAGCAAACCAGCTTGGGTAACTAACACAGCAACACTTGACGCTGATAGTGATGGTAATCCTGACAATACAGTGAGTTTAGTAAATCATTATACTGGTAACACTAGTAGTTCAAGTCAACACATACAAGATTGGGCATCTTCATCTAATTCTGAAGGTGTTATTGGTTCTAACAACGAAGGAGAATGGTTTATTGATAATGCTTATTACGCGGGCACACAACCTGGTAACGATACAAATCCTTCATCTGCGTTTAGTTTTACTCAATATGATGCTACAACTTTTGGTAATCCTAATTATCCAGAAAATTACGGTAGAGGTATATATACAGATGGTAGTAAAGTATACATGGAATTATCTTTTTCTGTTTTAGGTATAGATAGACTTTTTAATGACTTAGACACGTTAGAAGCTTGGGAAGAAGCAGAAAACTTAGATGATCATCAGGTAATGATAAGTGCTTTAAGAAAGCAAGATCAAAAATTTGTTATTAATGGTGATGAGACACAATATAAAATAGTTAGTTGGAGTATACAAAGAAGATATAATCACACTTCTTTAAACGAAGCAAATGCTTCTTGGAACAACCCAACAAATACAACTACAACAGATCCACTTATTCAAACACATTTTGGAAATAGCAATGTAGATGGCGCACTTACATCTGCTAATCAAAGCAACGCTTTTGGAAAAAATCATAATAGAAGATTAACTTTTACCCTTGAAATTGAACCTGTAGATGTTGGTGGTAGTGATTTTTACACATATATATCAGGTCAAAATCTTGGTAACATGGGACCTATTAATACAAGTCGTAATTTTGTTATTGATTTTATAGAAGATTATATAGATTCAGCAAGTTTTGATTCAGAAATGAGTGACAATCCAACTATATGGGAAACAGAACCTAAACAAAAAGAAGGTTTAGATCTTTATTATGAAGCGACTAGAAAGTTTAAAGGAGTAATATTTGGGGATGAAAATGTTAGTGAATTAATACCGTTTCCTGTAAATCCAAACTCTCCTGACGTACTCTCAACACTTACAAGAAGAATAAATAGTCCAATTATGCTTCCGCCTATAAATCCTTATCATAAAATACTTAAAGCGGATTACCTAACGAAATGGGATGGAGTTGATCCTGAAAGTTGGGTAAGAATACAACTAGCTGCACCTTATAATGCTGGTGGTCAATCAGCTAATATAGTACCAGCGCAATTCGCGTTCCAAGGAATGTGTATTGGTTCTATGTATATAGCTAGTCACCCAAACTACACCCCGGGATGTTGGCATCTTGGAGAATCAACGACATCAGCTATTTTAGTTGAACCACTGTTAAATGGTGATACATATATTGTAGATTTACCTGACGGTTCTTCTTTTGAATTAGAATTAGATTGGACAAAAACAAGAGCATATTGGGATGATGAAGCGCCAGGACTAGCAGGTTTAATTTATTTTTTCTCACCTGTCGTGTGGAATAATAAAATAGGATTATCTTGGTATAATTGTATTTCTTTTGGAAACGGCGTTGAATCTGATAGAATAAGAGATGATTTTAACGCTCTTCAATTAAGTAATGGTGTTAAAGTTTCTAGACCTGGAGAAGATCAATATAAAGAACAACATTTAAAAAGTAGTTTAATATTTTCTGGTTTATACAACGCTAAAACAGGTATAAATAATTTAAATCAATTTATAACCGCCGAAGGTATAACTAAAGATTTAAATCCTTCATATGGTAGCATACAGAAATTACATGCTAGAGATACTGATTTGGTAACATTATGTGAAGATAAAATTATAAAAGTATTATCAAATAAAGATGCTGTATTTAATGCTGATGAAAATCCTCAACTACTTGCTACTAACAGAGTTTTAGGACAAAGTATTCCTTTTAGTGGTGAATACGGTATATCAAAAGATCCAGAATCTTTTGCTTCTGAAGCTTATAGAGCTTATTTTACAGATAGACAAAGAGGTAAAGTTATTAGATTATCAAGAGATGGTATAACGCCTATATCTGATTATGGTATGAATGATTGGTTTAATGACAATCTAAAAATAAGAACAACGTTATATGGTAGTTATGATATAAAAAGAGGTAGTTATAATTTAACTATGTGGGTTGAAGGAGATAAACATCATACTGTATCTTTTAATGAAAAAGTAAAAGGTTGGACTAGTTTTAAGTCGTTTATACCAGAAAGCGCTTTAAGTTTAAGTGGAGAATATTTTACTATAAAAACCGGTTTATTATATCAACATCATATAGAAAACAATGTAGAAAGAAATACTTTTTATGGAATATTTACACCTTCTACAGTAAATGTTTTATTAAATTCTAATCCTGAAATAGTTAAAAATTTCCAAACATTAAATTATGAAGGTAGTCAAGCTAAAATAGATGCATTTGTAAGCGGTGTTGTTGATGGAGTTACATATACTGATAATCAATACTATAACTTAGAACAAAAGAAAGGTTGGTATGTTGAAAAAATAAAAACTAACTGTGAAGATGGTACTGTTAATGAATTTATAGATAAAGAATGTAAATGGTTTAACTATATAAAAGGTAGTCAAACAAACACAATAAGCGATATAGATCCATCACAATTTTCTTTTCAAGGAATTGCAGATGCTTCTACAGTTACTGTGATAGCGGCCTCTGGATGTATGGATGATGGTAATTGTAGCACAAGTACGTGTGGTTATGATAGTAATACTCCTTCTGGTTGTACACCAGGTATTGATTGTATTGCAGCAATAAATTATGATGCGCAAGCTATATCAGACGACGGTTCGTGCTATTATTATTTAGGCTGTACTAATCCAAATGCTTTTAACTATGATCCAAATGCTGATTTTGATGATGGTTCTTGTATGCCTGTAATATTAGGGTGCACTGATCCAACAATGTATAATTATGATGCTTCAGCTAACACAAATAATGGTTTATGTATTCCTTATATTTATGGATGTACAGATTCAAATGCAATTAATTACGATTCAAATGCTAATACGCCATGTGATAATAATAATGTTGGCTGTGATAATATTATTGTAAATTGTACTGGCCCTGGTACTGGTACTGGTGGTTGTTGTGAATCACCTGTTGATGGTTGTACAGATCCAAATGCATTAAATTATAATTCTAACGCTAATAATGATGATGGTAGTTGTGTATATCCATTTTTTGCTTGTATAGATCCATTAGCTACTAACACGGTAGATCCTACATACTTATCTCCAATACAGCAAGCAGTTGCATGTACTAATCCTAACGACTGTACAACTAGTTATAACGCAACGTTGAGCGGTAATTGGGTTGATGGTACGGCTTGTACAGGTTCAAATCTTAATGATTTATGTTGTGATTATGGTGGGTGTCCTGAGAGTGTTAGTGGTTATTCTCATCATCCTGGTTTTGCTCCTAACTCTGATCCAAATGTTGTTGTAGATGATGGTTCTTGTGTAATGTGCGGACCATTAGACAATACAGGTGGTGGTGGATTTGATGTTAATCAAGTTTCTCTTACACCTAATGTTAACCCAACCACTGGTGTTTTAAGTATAAATTTAACATTCGACAATCATACTGCACAAACAACTGGTTCTAGTTCTAACGCTCCTTTCCAACTTGAATGGGCTTATAGAGAACAATCGTGTGTTTCAACTGGAAATCACTCCGCTTGGGCTTTTGATTCGGTAAATCAAACTTTCCTTGATTCTTGTGTTACACATTATGGGACAACAACAATAAATACATTAGTTGATCTACCGTTACCACAATCAGTTTTAGTTGGGGCTAATAATCTTGCTCCTGGAGCAACTTATGATTTTGCTTTAAGATTAAGATGTGCTAGATCATTTTGGGGTACGGGCCAACCAGATTCTGTTTATGACCAATGGTATACTGGTGGTGAGTTACAAAATGCTACAGCTCTTATTCCTGGATGTACAGATCCAAATGCTAGTAACTACCCTACAGTAGCATTACCTTTAGTTGCTGATTACGAGGATGGTAGTTGTGAATATGAAACATGTACTTTATCAACTGCTAATAATCAATATATTTGGAACGGTGTGATACTTGGTGGTCCAAATCAAGGAGTACCTAACACACCACACCCTACTGTTACAAATAGCGGTACTTGGATTCACATGCTTAATCTTTGTGACACCCAACTATATGGTTGTATGGATAATCTTGCTAATAATTATAATGGTTCAGCAACCGCTTCTTGTATAGACCCTACAGGAACTACTTATCCATCGCAGACAGGTTGTACTCCATGTGATTTTAGTTGTCCTGTTGCTAGTGGAGTAGAATTTGGAGCTGGTACTGGCGCTACTCCAAATATAAACATGCATAACACAATACATGTAACTGGTTATACACCTGGTACATACGCTGGCGCTTCTGTTTATATTGAGGTAAGATGGAAAGAACAAAACACTACTCTTCCATGGAGTGCATGGCAAGGTCCTTTACAGCCTAACGCTGTTATTAATCATGTTTTTATTTCAGGTAAAACATATGATTTTGAATATAGAACAATTTGTCCTACTAATACAAGTACCCCTGGTTCTGCAAACCCTGTTTCTACGCAACAACCACCACCACCTCCAGCTAGTTTTGATTGTGATGGTATGGGTAATTGTAATGATCCAGGTACTGGTTTAGGCGCGTACTCTACTTTACTTGATTGTCAAAATAATTGTTCAACACCTTCTTGTCCGGATCACACCCAAGCGCAAAACTCACAAACAGGAGGTACTCACGTTGCTTATGCTGAAACTCCAGGAACTTACAGCGTTAATGCTGCTGGTTATAGAAGTTATGTTGGTGACGCTAATGATCCAGCGCAGTACGCTTTAAATTTACAAGTTGATTGTAACACTGTGACTCCAAGTGGTCAAGGTAGTGGACCAGCTCGTATTGCTGCTGATTATATTATAAAGTTTTCTAATCAGGTATATGATCCACATGTAGGTGCGAATAGACAGGTGTTTACTGATTCAATTAATGGTACTGGTGCAGGTAATCACTCTACTATAAATAGAGTGGTGGTTAAATGGAAAACACAACCAGCGTATGGTGATAGTTTTAATCTTCAGGGAACTAGCTATGGAAGTATTTCACCATACCCATCACCACCTAAACATCAGTCTCCATCGCACACGCCTCAACAAACAACAGCAGAATTAAGTGACGCATCGTTTAATACACAATTTAGTGGTGGTTTATCTGGTATATTTAGCTGTGATGTTAATGATTGTTACTTTAGAATAACTGCTAGAAAACAAGGTCACATTAGTTCCACACACGCGATGGTTGATAGTAATGGAACAAGCGCTGCGCAAGGATGTAATGGAGGCTGGGGTATTTATCGACCAAGCGTTAGATATAAATGTGTGTCTTCAGCTAACGCAAATACAAGTGGTAATATGTTTGCAGACGCTTTCTTTGACGCGGCTGTTCAGACTAGCGCTAATTATCCAGCTAATTGGAATGGTATTATAACTGGTAATTTCCAGCCAAATCCTGCGTTTGGATCTGGCTCTACAATTGGTGCTTCACATATTCTTGTGCCAGTTCATGGATGTACAGATAACACAGCTACTAACTATAATCCAGATGCAGACTATGATGATGGTTCATGTACCTATTAGTTGTTTAGTTAATTTAAAATAAATAAATATGCCAACAATATCAATAACGTTTAACAATCCATTAAACACATCTTTACAAATAGGTGATACGGTTTATTATGTACCAACAAACTCTATAGGTAATTTTGACACAGCACAGCAACCTAATATGATTGAAATTGGACAAGTTACAAATATTATAAATCCTGGAGGTCCAGCGATTACATATTCTACTACATTACCAAATAATTATGTTTCTCCTAATATTAGTGTGTTAACGTTTAACAATCCTTTACCATCACCTAGTGATATTCAAATTGGTATGTCAGTTTCTTCGGTAGTTTTAGCACCTAATACAATAGTAACCGCTTGGAATTCACAGATTGGTACTGTTTCTCTTTCACCACCCACAACAATACCAGCGCCACTTGGTACTGCTTTTAACTTCTCCACTCCAACTGAAATACATGTGTTTAACGCTGTTAACCCAATACCGACTCCAAACCCTGGTGATTTCATAATGTTCGCTAAAGATAGGGTTGCAAATACATCTGGTATAATAGGATATTATGCAGATATAAAATTAATTAATAATTCTACTAATAAAGCTGAGATGTTTGCTATATCATCTGGCGTAATAGAAAGCAGTAAATAATATGTCAATATATAAATCTAAAAATCCTAAATTTGATCAAGAAAGACAAGTAGATATAATGGATTTACGTCCGTCCCGTGTGTTAGTAGATACTTTAAAAAATAATACTGGTGTTATTTCTAGTTCAAAATTTATAAATAGTTTCGGTATATCAACAGAAAACATACCTATTAAAGGTACCACTAGACATTTTACTGTTAGAGGGACTGAAGGAGCTAGGTATTTTATTAACGTAATAAGAAATACTGATAATAAACGTTATAATTTTAACACTAATACTTTTGTAACAGAAACTGGAATTGTAGAAAAAACTATAGGTAGTAGTGGTGTTGATACTGGTTTTATAAGCTTTCCATCTCAATCAGCAAGTTGTAATTATGTTGTATCTATTGATAAATTAGGTGATACTATAAACAATGTTGAAAAGATAACTGAAGAAGCTAGATTAGATGGTGTTAACTCAAAAACCCAAACTATTTTTGGTAAAAAAATATATCAATGGGTAGATTTAACAATGACATTTTCTTTAAAATCAGCTAATGGTCATTGGGCTACATTTCCTAGTAATGTTACTGTTACTAAACCGCGTGACTTTATTAATAGTGGAAGAATAGATAAATCTGGAAGATTTTCAATTGATTGGACAGTTACTATGAGTTCTGGTAATGGAATGGTAATTTCTAGACAACCAGTTGAAAGTGATTTTGAAATTCAAAAAACAACAACGGTATCAGAAACAAACGCTGATGCTTCCACCGATATAAAGGTTGCAAGTAATGAAAAAATACCAATTGGGTCAGCTGTCACGGGTACTGATATAGGTACTGATGGACAAAGTGCCACGTCAGCAGTTGCTAGTATAAAAACGGTTAGTGGAGAACAAATGATTGTTTTATCTAATACACAAACCGTTGTAGCTGGAAGAACGTTAACATTTACGTTTGGTGGATCAGATGCTTCAAGCACTACTACTGGTGCTAAATATACTATTGAAAGTGCTTCTGTTGAGTTAAACGATGTAACAACTGCTGTTAACGGGGCTGTATCAGGTAGTGCTAACGTAACGGTTGATAGTTCAGATGGTATAATAGCTAGTAGCACAACTTATGTTAGCGGTATAGGTGTTGTTGGTTCAGGATGTACAACTACAACACGTAGACCACACGTAGATGCTATTAACACGAGTACTAATGTAATGACTCTAAGCGATGCTCAGACATTACCAGATAATACATCTCTAACAATAAAAGGTAGTAGTAGAGTTGCTAAAATTAAAATTGTTGGTACAATTACAGACATAGGTACTAGCAATACAACATTAACGCTTGATTTAGATAACTTCTTAACTCAGAGTTAAAAAGTAAAAAAAGCGTAAAAACTGTAATTATAAACAAAATAAGAATAATAAAACAAAAAATATGGCTGTAGGTTTAATAAAAGAAAGACATGTTCACTCTAGTAAAGGTAGAGATAATCAAAAGAAAAGTCCAGTAAGAAAATGGTGGCACTCTAGGGCTAGAAAAGAAAATGAACAAGCTATTGAAGATGCACAAAAAGATTATGATCAACAATTAGATGCATTTAAAAAACAAGAGTTTACTAACGTTTATCAAGATGTTACTAATCCAATGGCTGGTTTGCAAACTGAATTTGAAAATACTTATGAAGATTTAACGGTTAATCAACAACAAGCTCAGTTTGAAAAACAAATGGCCCAACAACAACAAGCTAATGTTTTGGATGCTATGTCGCAAGGCGGAGGGTTTAATGCTGGTAATATACAGGCTTTAGCTAATCAAGCTACTCAAGCTTCTGCAAGAGCATCAGCTTCTATAGGCCAACAAGAGGCTGCTAATCAAAAACTCGCGGCTCAAGGAGCAGCTGGTGTTCAACAAATGGAAGCCGCAGCACAAGAAAAAATATTAGGTGGAGCGGCTCAAGCTCAAGCAATGAGATTACAAGGTGAAGCTGATAAACAACAATTTGGACTTGATCAACAAGCAACATTAATGGGTATATCGCAAGAAGAACTTGGAACAAGAATACAAACAGAGGCTGATAGAAAAGAACGTTTAGCGCAAACGTGGTCTAATATAATAAGTTAAAATTATGGAAAAAATTAATTCAGTGTTAAATGTATTAAACGCAAGAGGTAAAAAGTTTAATTTAAAAAATGAACTATCTAAAGAAGTTAGAAGTACACAAGAAAAGATTGATGTGGAAGAATTTCCGCAAGTAATGCAAACTGATGACAATATGGGTGTTTTTATAGAAGGTAGCACATTGTTTAAAAACATGGCTGCTATAGAAGCTAAAAAAGAAATAAATTCACCAGAGTATAAACTTAGTGTTAAAAACATGAACACTATAAAACAAAGTTTTGAAAAAATAAAAAATGATTTATATTTTTTAGCTGATTATAAAACGAAAAATTGGGACAATGTAGATGGTATATCTAGACAAGAAGATATTGATGATATTGAATTCCTTCAAGATTTAGTTCTTTCACCAGAACAATTAGATAGATCTGTTTCTCTTCATCCTGAAGGTAGTACTATAATGGGACCTAGAGGAAATCTTATAGCTATTAACAATTTACCAAAGTTAACACCGGCTAATGTTGGTAAAGCTCTTGAGGAAGGATTAAACGAAATAGTACAGCAAGAAGGAATTAATCAAAAAGAAAAAGGTAATGAATTTAATTCACAATCTGTTAGATCTACGGTTAAACAAATGTTAAATTCTTTAAAAGAGAGCGGTGGTATTAAAGCTATAAAATCAGTAGGTTACGATGCTATGATTAATGTTGGTGATTTTAATGGATCTTTTATGGATCACTATTTTGAGCAACCAGATATAGTTGATAATATTAAAAACTGGATGGCTGAAAACCCAGGACAAGACCCTAATAATATTAAAAATACATTATTACCTAGTATGTGGAATCATCATAATAGTAATCAAATGGAAAAATTATTAGAAGATTTTTATGTTTTTATGACAGCAGAGGCTTATGATAACGCAGAAGAAACAAAACCACAAATAGACACTCCTACAACTGGTATGTCTGCTGAAGAAAAACTAGAATATTACAGAAATTTACCTAAATAATATGTCTGAAGAATCTATTTTACTTATCGATCAAATGGAGGCTAATGGTGAATCACCAGAGGCTATAGCTGAGGTTCTACGAAAAAAAGAAGAAGAGGAGAAAAAATTTGATCCGGTAAACGATTTAATGAACAAAATTAACAACAATAAAGTTGTTAAGCAAGTAGTTAAACCTCCACTTGAAGGCACATCTCCTTTAGCAGAAGATGTTTCTTACGAATATGATCCAGAACCATATTATACTGTTGAAAAAACTGACGGAACAAAAGAAAAAGTTTACGATCCAAAAAGTCATTATATTAAAAATACCGTTAACAAGACAACAGGTGAAACAACTAAAGCTGTAGTTAATAGTAAAGATGTTCCTACTAGTTTTGTTAAAAAAGTAAAAAAAGATATAAAATCTAGAATTGACAAAGATATAAATAGTGTAAGTGCTAAAGAATTTATGGATTTGTTTCAAACTGACAAAGATGATGTTGGTAAAATTGAAGAACAAATAAACAAAGAGGTTAATGATTATCTAGATATTGAAAACATGGATATGCCTACTACTCCAAGTTCCACAGTTTTACCTAAAAACGTTATGGATGCCGAGGGTAATATACGTGAATATACAGCAACAGACTCTAGAAACGCTTATGACCAGGAAATAACTAATTATAAAAAGTTACGAGAAGATAATCAAAATTCAGTTTTTGCTAGTTATTTAAGAAAAGCAGATGAAGCTTTTGAACAAAATTTTCAATCACCTTCTGAAGAAGGAAGAATTGAATTTGCTAAAGAACTATATTTAAGAGATGAAAAAGCTAAGTTTATAAAACATGGACTAACACAATGGATAGAAGATAATATAGATTGGGGAGACACGTTTGTATCTGGAGCTAAAACATTTCGAGATTTTAAATGGATATTAGACAAGGCTAATATCAGCGCTTTACCAGAAGAACAAAGAATATTCTTAGATAAATTAAAAGATTATTATGATGAGATAGGTTATAAAACAACTGTAGATGGTAAGAGGGTTGAACCACCAAAAATAGTTAAAACTAAACAAACTTTACAAATACAAGAAGATTTTATCAATTTAAATAAAGAGGATTTAATTTTAAAAGGAGACGAAATTAAAGCAAAAGAATTAGATTGGAAAAATAAACTTGATAATTCTAATGAAGAACTTGAAAAATATAAAGATATTCCTAGTGTTTTAAATGATTTAGAAGATCTACAAAATCAAATGCAGTCTTTTTCTGAATTAACAGATGAAGAAGGAAGATTAGATGAAGAAAACTATAATAAATATAAAGTTATTTATGATGAGTACCAGTTATTATTAAATGAAAATAAAGGAAATATTACATCATATCAAAACGCTGTAACAAATCATAATCAATTAATAGAGCAGTATAACACGCCATATATCGATACTGATGGTAAGGAATGGAAAAACGAACTTGAATATGATTATAGTAATTATAATTCTATTTTAGATAAAACCAATACTATGGTTAGGTCTTATCAATTATTAAACGATGATTTGTTAGATCAAATAGAAGATTCTGGAGATTTAGATATTTTTATAAATAGTTTAAGTAGAGATCATAGTGAGGTTGCTCAATTTACAACATATCTTAAAACAAAAGCAGTTGATTTAGCTATGGGTGTTGAGTCTGCTGCTTTTCATGTTACCAAGGCCCCTAGACGTTTAATACTTGAACCGATATGGAATAATTTTCTTGTTGAAAATGGATATATTGATGAGAATGGTAATATCAATGAAGTAACCCAAGCTGTTTTTGAAACAATGGAAAATGCATCTCCACTATTTGGTGTGATACCGGTAGATAGAAACGAAGTGCGTACTGCTATTAACAACTTCCAAGAACAAAGGTTAAAAGGTGTTCAAGAAAGAACAACTTGGGATGATGCTAAAGGAGGTAGTCTTTATGATTGGGGAGAATATATAGTTGGTGCTTCAGCTGATTTTATACCTCAATTAGCAGCTTTAGTAACAGCACCGCAGGTGGGATTAGTTGCTTTATCTAGTTCTGCCGCTGGTATGAAATTTGAAGAAATGCTAGAAAAAAACAAACATGGAGGTAGTTACTCTATGTGGGATATGTATATTGCTAGTGGAGTTACTTTTGGTTCAGAATATTTAACAGAAAGATTTGTTACTTTACCTTTAATTGAAGCGGCTGGAGGAAAAGATATATTAAGAAATGGTTTTAGAGCAGGTATGCGTAATCTTCTTAATCCTAAAAATATATTAACAGGTGTTGGAGGTGCGGCTTTAGAGTCAGGCAGTGAGGTTTTAGCTACTATGGGTGAAAACTTTGGTATGAAATTAGCTGGAGATAAAATAAGTATATACAAAGGTATAGATGAAGCTGCGTTTAATGGGTTGTTAATGGAACGTATTATAAAAGCACCTAGAGTATTTAAACAAGTTGTATATCCGTTTTTACCAAAAAGTGAACTTTCTAAATTAACTGATAGTGCTAAAAAAATACGCGAAATAGAAAGTCAACTTAAAAATCCTAATTTAGCGCCAGAAACTAGAAAAATATTAAAAGAAAGAATTGCTCGTATTGTAGCTGATAATACAAAGGTATTAACTAAAGCCATAGATAGAATTGATGAAATGACACCTGAACAAAGAAGATTGGTGTTTGATACTGATATTAAATTTGTTGAAACACTAGAGCTTATAAGAAATATCAAAGAAGACGGATCTATATCTACTGAAGCCAAACAAAATCTTATAAAAGAAATTACTGACGAATACTATAAATTAGAAAAACAAAAGAATGATATGCTTGACGAAATAAACATGCGTCAAGATGAGGAGGTTTCAAAAAAGACTACTGAAAAATTACAAGAAAGAGGTGTAAAAACTGGTTTTAATATCGCACAAACACCTCAAGAATTCTATGAAATATACGTACGTGAAACTGGTGATACACAAACTCCTTCTCATGTTATTAGAAGTAAAGATGGATTTTTCACGCCAGGTGGTATGTGGGTTTCTAATCGTACTAGAGCTAAAGAAACAGGGGCTATAAGTGTAGCTTCACACGAGGTATTACACTCTATTACTGAAAGTACGTTTAACGGTGATGCCAGAATAGTTAAAGACAAACAGGGTAACGACGTAGAGGTTACTATAACTGAAGAAGGTGTTAAACTAATAAAAGATTTTCTTGGTAAACTTTCGTCAAAAGAAAGAGCTGTTTTAGATAAGAGAATGGACAGTGGTACCGAAAGATACATAAGAGATAAAGACAAAAATATAATTGGTGAAAAAGCTTTTGAACAATACGCTCAAGAATATCTAACTTATTATAGTGATGCTATAAGATTAAAACAAATAAATCCAAAGAAAGATGTTCTTAATAGAATTAAAGAACCATTTATAAACTTGTTTAAATTAAGAGGTTATGATAATATAGAATTTAAAGATGGTAATAGTGTAAGAAACTTTATTATAGATTACGCTGCAGATGTTAAAGCTGGTGAAGTTAGAGAATCTATATTAGCTATTGCTGGACCAGGTGGAGCTAAAATTGGTGAATTAAAATTCTCTGAAACAGAGATTAATGATCAAGCTGTTCTTGAAGATGTCAACACTATAAACGCTCGTCAGGCTGAGATGGACAGAATAGCTAAAGAAAGAGGAGTTAAGCCTATAAAAGATCAAAGATCTATAAGGTTAGAGGCTAATGTAATTGATGCTATAAAAACACCAGTAAATAAAATAGCAGAAACTTTAACTAAAGCGTTATACGACCCAATTGCTATAGATGCTAGGGGAGGTATAAGTAGAAGTGATTACAGAGCATCTCTTAAATCAGAATTAAATAACATGGTTATACAAGAGTATAACGGAGATCAAGGTGTAGAAAAGTTTATAATAAACAGAGGTTGGAAAAGAGCACAAAGCTTAGCTAGAAGACTTGGTATAGAGTCTACAAAAGAATACGGTGGTAAAGGTATAATGAAAAGAAGTGACGCTCTTGACAATGCTTATGAAGCAGGTGAAGATGTTGGTATTAACTTTGAGGCAGCTAGAGAAAAAGTTCAAAGTATGCTTGATACTGGTCAAATTACTCAACGTAGAGCAGATGATTTATTAGCTCAATTAAAAGAAATTGAAAATGATAAAGCTGGCCAAGAAGTTGAAACTGGTAAAACAAGAAGAATATTAGATATAAAAGAAAATAGTACTTTATACAATGAGATATTAGAAGAAGTTAGAAATATATTAGGCCCTATAAACTTTGATGAAGTTTTAACAAACAAGAAAACAGAGAAAAAGTTTAGACAAGCTTTAGAAAAAGCATTCTTAAAAACAGAGTTTGCTAAGAAAGTTAAAAAACTTATAGGTACACAAAAATCTGATAAATTTAAAAAGTTATTAGAAACTAAACAAAACGAAATACAAGCTTTAGTTGGTGTGAAATATGCTACTAGGTTTAAAGGTGAAAATGCTTTAGTTGAAAGTTTAGGTAGACTAGGTGTTCAGGAATCAGCAGAAACACAAACATCTTTAGAGGGTTCATTTGTTATGAATGAAAAAGGTGGTAATGAGACTTGGGCGTTAAAAGAGATGACACCTCAACAGTTTCAAGATATATTTATAAAAGGTAGAGAAACTCAATATAAATCATTAGTAAATGCTATTATTAATGAATTAGGTTTAGATGCTGTTTTCCACCCAGGTATATTACCAGAAGGGGCAACTAAAGAAAGCGCTAAGTTAACTGAGGCTATTAAAAGAAATCCTAGTGTAAGATTTAGTGAAACAATAGAACCTGAAATACAGGCTTTAGCCAATACAGAAGTAGAAACAATAAGTAATGATGTTATGAGTGTTTTAAGATTAGCACTCACGCATGGTTATAAAACCCCAAGTTTTTATCAAGCTTTACAAGACGAGGGAATAGATCAATCTACTATAGTATATTTAGATACTCAAAATTTTGAAGAATATTTTGAAGCTGATGTTAGTGGATTCAAAAAACCATTACAAAATCTTTTAAGAAAAGGAGAATTTAATGAAGATGTTACTGACATGCTAGATATTTATTTTGCTGATGTAATGAATAAAACCAGCGCCGAAGCTAAGCAACAATTAGTTGATTCTATGATGGAATTAATAGATGCTTTAGAACCTGAAGTTGTTGCTGCTTTAAAACCCCAAATGTTTGGTTTAACTGGTAGTGATAGGTTATTAGGTGGTAAAAACTTTAAATTTCCAGAGCTTAGAAAAAAATATGATGAAAAAATAAAACAAAAGTCATCAGGTAAAAATCTAGATTTTGATCCAGCAAAAACACATCCATTAAACGCTAATCAAGGTTTAATGCTTAAAATACAAAATATATTAGCTCAGCCATTTAAAACTTGGCAAGCTAAAAAAGACGAAGTAAGAAGAAAGTATGGTAAGCAGATAGATGAAGCTAACAATAATAATCCTAAATTATTAAAACATTTAGCCAAAACTGCTCATAATATTTTTATGAACAAACCTGGTGGAGTTGGTATATTAAGATGGTATGAGGCAGCAACTAGTAATGTTTTAGCACAAAGAGCCTATACCGCTTTACCAATAATACAATATCACGCTAAGTCGCAAGCCCCTTATGTGGGTAAAAATAAAGATGGTGATATTATAAAATATTATGCTAAAAAACCTACAAAAAAAACTAAGGGAAAAGATGTAGTAGTCGTTGAGGTTAATAAAGAACATCCAGATTATAGTATTGCTGAAGCTATAGCTAGAAATAGAGCTAACAAAACAGCAAAAAAGAAAGGATATAACAAAGCTTGGATAGAGCAAGAGGTTAAGTTAATTGTTGGTGAGCATTTAAGGTTTAAGGGAGAACATATAGATCCAAGCGCTAATGTAATGAGAGAGATAGCTTTGTTGTCTTTAAAAATAAAATCTGGTGAAAATTTAAATTTTGATACTGAATACGATATTATAACAGCAAACTTTAATCAATCTTTAGGTGTTGAAGCATATTCAAGATTACAAGACATAAAACTTGGCACAACTAGTGAGCTTGGAGATATGAGAATATTATCAATTGAAAAAGATGCCAATATAAATAGTTTTAAAACTTCAGACAACGCGGCTATACAAATAACAGGTTATATAAAACGTGTATATGCTGATATAAGTGTTATACAAAGCGTAAAAGAATCCATGAAGGATTTAATGATACCTAATGAACAACGGTTAATTGAAGCAAAAATAATAAGTAATGCTGTTAAAAAAGCAAGAACAGTTAGTTTTTCAGAAACACCAAAAGGTATTACTGTTTTAGATTTTGATGATACTTTAGCTACAACTGAATCATTAGTTAGATTTACAGCTCCAGACGGGACAACAGGAACTTTAAATGCTGAGGAATACGCTGCTACATATCAAGATTTATTAGGTAAGGGCTATAAGTTTGATTTCTCTGAATTTAATAAAGTTGTTAAAGGTAAACTAGCACCTCTATTTAATAAAGCTTTAAAATTACAAAAGAAATTTGGTCCTAAAAACATGTTTGTGTTAACGGCTAGACCGCCGGCTGCTCAAAAAGCTATATTTGATTTCTTAAAAGCTAATGGTTTAAATATACCATTAAAAAATATAACTGGTTTAGGTAACTCTACATCAGAAGCCAAAGCGTTATGGATAGCTGAAAAAGTTGGTGAAGGTTATAACGATTTCTATTTTGCTGACGACGCTTTACAGAATGTCCAAGCTGTACAAAATATGCTTGATCAATTTGATGTTAAATCAAAAGTTCAGCAAGCTAAAGTTAAATTTAGTGAAACAATGGATGGAGAGTTTAATAGCATATTAGAAGAAACAACTGGTATGCAATCTGAAAAAGAATTCTCTGCTGCTAAAGCGAAATTAAGAGGTAAAGGTAAAGGTAGATTTGACTTTTTTATTCCACCGTCTGCTGAAGATTTTAAAGGTTTATTATATAGGTTTTTAGCTAAAGGTAAAAAAGGTGATCTACAAATGGATTGGTTTAAAAAAGCTTTATTAGATCCTTTTGCTAGAGGATATAGAGAACTTAATGAGGCTAAACAAAGAATGTGGAATGATTATAATGCTTTGCGAAAAGCTATGCCTGACGTTCGTAAAAAGTTAACTAAAAAAATAGAAGGACAAAAAGATTTCCGTTATTCAGATGCTGTAAGAGTTTACTTATGGGATAAAGCTGGTTTTGAAATACCTGGTTTGTCTAAATCTGATAAAGCAATGCTTTTAGAGGTAGTTAACAATGATCAAAGATTAAAAGATTATGCTGGTGTTTTAGGTTTAATATCTAAAAGACCAGAAGGATATGTTGAACCAAGTAGAGAGTGGTTAGTTGGAAATATAATGTCAGATTTAGAAGGAGCTAATAAAGTTAATAGAGCAGAGTTTTTAGCTGAATGGATAGAAAATAAAGATATAATATTTTCTGAAAAGAATTTAAATAAAATTGAAGCTATATATGGAGCTAATTTCAGAGAGGCTTTAGAAGATATGTTGTACCGTATGGAAAAAGGTACAAATAGAATTACAGGTAGTAATAGACTTGTTAATGCTTTTCAAAACTGGATAAACAATTCAGTTGGTGCTATCATGTTCTTTAACGCTAGATCAGCTGTATTACAGACTTTATCTACTGTTAACTTTATAAATTGGGGTGATAATAATATAGCTAAAGCTGCTATGGCTTTTGCTAATCAAAAACAATTCTGGAAAGACTTTACATTCTTATTTAATTCAGATATGTTAAAACAGAGACGTAAAGGATTAAAGACAGATGTTAACACCGCTGAGTTAACAGAAGCTGTTGGTAGATCAAAAAATCCAGTTATGGCTGCGTTAAACTATTTATTACAAAAAGGTTTCTTACCAACACAAATAGCAGATAGTTTCGCTATATCATCTGGTGGTGCTACTTTTTATAGAAATAGAGTTAATACATATTTAAAAGAGGGTTTAAGTCAAAAAGAAGCTGAAACAAAAGCTTTTGAAGATTTCCAGGAGATTGCAGAAGAAACACAACAGTCTTCTAGACCTGATTTAATATCACAACAACAAGCGTCTACTCTTGGTAGATTAATATTAGCATTCCAAAATACTCCTATGCAGTATATGAGATTAACTAAGAAGGCAATATCAGATTTAGTTAATGGTAGAGGTGATGCTAAAACAAATATATCAAGAATATTATATTATGGAGCTGTACAAAATGTAATCTTCTTTAGTCTACAATCAGCACTGTTTGCGTTGGCATTTGACGATGATGAAGACGATGAAAAAAGAGCTAAAACAGAAGAAAAGAAGATGCAAAGATTGTACCATGGTATACTTGATAGTATACTAAGAGGTACAGGTGTTGGAGGAGCTGTAGTTTCAACTATAAAAAACATGATAGTAAAAATCGGTGAAGAAGAAGGCAAGGGTTGGAACCAAGACTTTGATAATGTTGTTATTGAAGGACTTCAATTATCTCCACCAATAGGATCTAAAGTTAGAAAACTTAGAGGTGCTGGAAAATCTTGGAGTTACAATAGAGATGTTATCAAAAAAATGGATACATTTGATCTTGATAACCCAGTTTGGGATGCTGTAGGCAACGTTGTATCTGCTTTAACAAACGCCCCTATGGATAGAATCGTTAATAAAACTAAAAATATTAGAGAAGCCTTAAATGATGATAATGCTACTTGGCAAAGAATAGCTCTAATGTTAGGTTGGAACCGTTGGGATTTAAATGTTAAAAGTGATAAAATAGAATTAGTAAAGACAATTGTTAAAGAAGAAAAGAAACAAAAAGCTAAAGAAAAAAGAGAAGAAAAGAAAAAAGAAGAAGAAGCTCTTAAACAATTAGAAATAGATAATACTATAAAAGAAGAGATTAAAGAAGAAAAAGAAACTGAGAAAAAAGGTGAAAAAAAGAAAGAATATACTTGTGCCAATGTAAACTCTAAAGGTAAAAGATGTAGTATAGTTGTTCCTAAGGCTGGAATGAGATGTACAATACATGAAAAAGTAGAACAAAGAGTTGATGGTAAAAAATCTCAATGTAAAAAAGTAAAGGATGATGGTAAAAGATGTAAAATGCAAACAAGTAACAAAAGCGGATTGTGTTACTATCATGACTAAATAATTTTAAAAACAAGTGATTATATAACAAAATAAATAATGGTGAAGAAACTGATAATCTTGCTATTACTAATGTCAAATATAGTAACAGCGCAAACATATGGAATAGAAGATGTTAAGAAACTATTAAAGTTTTCTACATTTTATGCTGCTGTAAATGGTGGGACATCATTGTCTGATGTTGAAGTATTTTCTGTAGGTAATGGTTTATCTACACAAACTATTTCAACTCCTTATGATTATAATTTTACCATTGGTTTACGTAAGATAGCAAGATTTGGATACGAGAATAAAGCACAAACATTCTATGATGGAACTGAATCAAATTACAGTGATGCGGCTACTGTAGGTAAAGTTAAAGGAGTTGAATATCTTTTTGAAGTAGATTATAAAAGACAAGAAGGTGTAGATTATATGGATCAACACCACTTTATTAGATTTAGTTCTGATGACGGTTGTCCTAGTGGTTTATGTGTAAACTTTTTTGCTTTAAAAGTAGAATATTTACAAGATGGATTTGCTGATGTAGAATATTTTGAAGCATCAGAAAGGTATAGGTATAGAAAAGGTAAAAATTTATCTTTTAATATAGGGGCTGCTCATAGATTGGCAGAGCCTTATGGTTATGATCCACTTTCTGAATGGTTATTATCAAATGGAAATATTCATTATACTTACTTAGCTTTACAAGAAGGTTATACGGTTGATGTGTATAGCAACGAGTACTATGACCCGACTGGTGATGTAGTTGCTACTAGCTCAGAGGTTTGGGAAGCTGTAGTTATACCAAAAGTGTTATCTGATTACACCGAAAGAAAAAGAAATGAATTATCTAAAGTAATACAACACTCTATGATTATGGGTTTTGATTATTATAAATATTCTAAGAAAACATGGTTGCATGCTTGGGGTAATTTATTACCTTACCATTATAACGACGGTAGTGAATTTAGTTATCATAACTATATTACAGATGACCAATGGTATGATTACTCTTTTGGTTTTATATATGGTATAAAACAAAATAAAAGTTTAGGATATTTTTTAGAAGGAAAATACAATAAGTATTGGAACAGAGAATGGTACGATTTTAAATTAGGATTAAATTACGTTATATTTTAAAAATGGCAAAAGAATTAAATGAAGATACAGGTTTTAATGTAAGTATTAAAACGTTAATAGGTATAGGGTTTGCAATGGCAACTATTATTAGTATGTGGTTTATGCTTCAAGCAGATATAGCTGAGGCTAAAGAATTACCAGCTGCCCCAGATCCAGAGATTACAAGAATGGAATTTGACATGAAAGATCAAATGATACGTCAAACTATTATGGACACTAAAAAAGATGTAGAAGAAATTAAAGAGTCTATAGAAAAAATAGAAGACAAACTTTATCAATAATTAAATGAAAAAATTAAATATACTTGTTATTTTCTTTATACTATTGTCTAACTCAGTTTTTGGGCAAATTAAAGTAATACAATTTAATGCTGGTTGGAATAGTGCTAATGATATTCCTTGGGTTATGGATTTAGCAGATTGCAAAACTATAGGTTATATAGATGTAGCTAAAAATACAGAAGACCAAAAAGAATATAAAATAGCTGTAGTACCTACTATTATAATATTTAAAGATGATGAAGAAGTTGCTAGATTTCAAGCTGATCTTAGTTTCAAAATGTTAGCAACAAGGAAAGAGGTACAAGAGGAAATAGATAATCAATTAATGAGTGATTTTTAATTATGCCAGGATCAGAAAAACAAAATAGTATGTTTGGAAAAACTAAAGGATATGTTCAAAAGAAAAATCCTTTTCCTGTTACTAGTTGTGGTAGGCGTAGAAATTTAGGCTCACCACTACATAGCAATGAACCCAGAAAAACCACAAAAGGTAAAGGTCGTAACTTTAGAACAGTTGAAGAAGGTGCTGGGATGACTTCTAAGGGAGTTGAAACTTATAAACGTAAAAACCCTGGTAGTAAATTAAAAACAGCAGTAACTGGTAAAGTTAAACCAGGTAGTAAAGACGCTAAACGTAGAAAATCATTCTGCGCTAGATCAAAAGGTTGGACCGGTGAAAGAGGTCGAGCTGCTAGACGTAGATGGAAATGTTAAAACATATAAACATGGATATAAAACAAATGAAAGAAGTTGTAAAACAACTTAAAGGCGCTTCAAAGATGCACGCGCAACAAGCTGCTAAAATTGAAAAAATAATAAAAAAAGTTTCTAAAAATAAAAATAAAAAATAATGGGATATAAAAAATCAAGTGGGTTTAAAATGTATGGTAAATCACCATTAATGAAAAAACTTATAGGTAATCAACATAAATTACCAGAGCATTTAAAGCAAAAAATAGAAGCCTCACCATTACAAAAAAAAGGACCTTGTTGGGAAGGTTATGAAATGATTGGTATGAAAGACAAAGGTGGAAGACAAGTACCTAATTGTGTGCCTAAAAAATAATGTACACTTATAAAATAAAACTAGATAGAGTTATTGATGGTGACACTATTGATGCTCATATTGATTTAGGTTTTGATGTATCTATTAAAAAAAGAATTAGATTTATGGGGATTAATACTCCAGAATCAAGAACAAGAGATTTAGAAGAAAAAGCTAGAGGTTTAGCTGCTAAAGATAGACTTAAACAATTATTAGAAGGCGCTAACGAAATACAATTAAAATCTCATGGTGTTGGAAAATACGGAAGATGCTTAGGTGAACTACACATCGACGTTGTTGATGGGCAGGAAAAATTGACGATGGAAAATATAAATGAATTATTAATAAAAGAAGGCCATGCTGTAGAGTATCATGGTGGTAAAAGATAAAAATATGAAAGAAAAAATATGTAAATGGATAAAAGCTATATCTTTTGGATTAGTTTGTTTTGAATGGTGTATAAAACCTGATGTATGTGAAGCAGGAGATAATTGTTGCAAAGCGTAATGAAAAAAATATTATATATATTAGTTTTATTAATAATAGTTTCTTGTGCTGCTCCTAAAAAATGTTGCTCACAAATAAATAATTTTCCTTGGATACATAATTTTGATAATAACATTCCGTTAGAACAGGATTTAAACGATGATGGGGATTGGTTATTAAGAACAGGTGGTACACCTTCGTTTAACACTGGTCCTCAAGGAGATCATACCACGGGTAACGGTGTTTATTTTTATGTAGAATCATCACATCCTAATTATCCTAGTAAACAACTTATAACATATACACCAACATTTGATGTTTCAGCCACGTATGGTAAAGTGTTATCTTTCTGGTACCATATGTTTGGACCAGCAATGGGTGAATTAGAAATAGCCGCTATAGATGTAATGGGTAATTATATATTTATAGACGCTTACAATGGAGATCAAGGCATGGATTGGAAACTTGGTTATTATTCATTAGATAGCTTAAACTTACAACACGATTTTAAAATAGCTTTTGTAGGTAATACAGGTACTAGTTTTACTAGTGATATATGTATTGATGATATAATGATAAGTGATCCATACGCTATAGTACCTGGTTGTATGGACTCTATATCTCCTAATTATGATTCTTTAGCAACGATTAACATAGGTTGTATTTATATTAATGGCTGCATGAACCCACTAGCAGAAAACTATAATCCATGGGCAAATGTTGATGATGGTAGTTGCGTAATGGAAGTTAATTGTAATCCAGGTCAATCATTAATAGAGGTTGCAATATTATTAGATAATTGGCCAAGTGAAACTTCTTGGGAGATTAAAGCTAATGGAACTATAATAAGAACTGTTTCAGCTGGTACATATGATTATACTCAAGTTGGACAAACTGTATTTACTGAAGTATGTGTACCAATTGGTGATACAATAATGTTTACTATTAATGACACTTATGGAGATGGTATTGGTGGTGGTTCTGTAGTTGGTAGTTGTTTAGTAACTAACTTAGATTGCTTTGATACTATCTTTAATTTAAATCCACCTAACTTTGGTTATAGCGCTTCTTCAAATCCTTATGTTGCTGACACTTGTGATAGTAATACACCTGTATATGGGTGTACTGATGATGATTATATAGAATATAATGAGTTAGCTACTATCGATGATGGTAGTTGTAATGTTATAGCTTTATATGGATGTACTGATTCAAATGCTTTTAACTATGATCCAGCTGCTCATAGAATGGAATTAACTTCACCTTGTATATATGATTTAATATTATATGATGCTGGTGGAGATTCTTGGGGTAATTGTTGGTTAGGTGTAAGACAAGGTGGTTATTTATGGCAATTTAAAATAGATTCAAATGGAGTTTATTCTGATACATTTAATTTATCATTAGATCCCCACGAAGAAGTTTATATATATTATTTTGAAGTACCAACCCCACAACAAAACGCACAACAGTTAGATATACAAACAATACAAAATTCATTTAAACTAGAAAATGCTTACGGTGAAATACTTTATGAAGGTAATAATCCTTGGCCTGGTCCAAATGAAAATAAATTAAGAAACTTTAGAAATCCAGAAGATATTTATTCTGCTTTACCATATTGTGGTAATGAATGTATAGACGTTGTTTATGGTTGTTTAGATTCTTTAGCTTATAATTACAGTGATACTGCAAATACAGCAGATACATGTTATTATAGTCCTGGTTGCACAAACCCTGGTTACTTACAATATTATACACAAGGTTTTGTTGCTGATATTGACAATGGTTCCTGTGTTGATTTAGCTGTATTTGGCTGTACGGATTCTACAGCTTTTAATTATGATCCATTAGCAAATGTAGACAACGGTGGCTGTATACCTATTATATTAGGTTGTATGAATTCTTTAGCTTTTAATTATAATGTAAACGCTAATACACCTGATACTTGTATACCAGTAATATATGGTTGTACTACACCAATAGCTTTTAATTATGATAGTTTAGCTAATACAGACGATGGTACTTGTGAAGGCGTGATGTATGGGTGTACGGATTCTACAATGTGGAATTACATGCCTAGCGCAAATGTAGATGATAGTTCTTGTGTTCCTTATATATTTGGTTGTATGGATGCTTCAATGTGGAATTATAACCCTAGTGCGAATACAGATAACGGGTCCTGTATTCCTTTTGTATACGGATGTACAGATAGTGTAATGTTTAATTACGACCCACTAGCAAACACAGATAATGGAAATTGTATACCTTATATTTACGGCTGCACTGATCCTTCTATGCTTAACTATAACTCACAAGCTAATACAGAAGATTTTAGTTGCATTCCTTATATTTATGGCTGTATGGATAGTACTGCTCTTAACTATGATTCAACAGCTAATACTGACAACGGTTCGTGTATTGAAGTGGTTACAGGATGTATGGACCCATCAGCGTTCAACTATTCGGGACTTGCTAATGTTAATGATAGTAGTTCTTGCTTATATGATGCTGGTTGTATTACTGGGTCAGGAACACCTTATTGGTTAAATGATCCTTGCTATGCTTGGGTTATAGATATTGATGAATATTGTTGTACAACAGAATGGGACAGTATATGTCAATTAACTTATAATTATTGTGATAGCTCTTGGAGCGGTCCAATACCAGCTAGAATAACATTAGAAGAAGCTTTGGTTTTATATCCAAACCCAACTAGTGATAAAATTAATATAAATCAAACCGTTGATATAAACGTATTTAATTATATCGGGGATATGATTATATCCAAACAAAATATAAACGTCTTAGATGTAACGAAATTGCGTTCTGGGATGTATATGTTACAAATAACATATAAAAATAAAACAATAAATAAAAGAATAATAAAAAAATAATAACATGGCAACAACTACAGCAACAATAACGTTAGAAAGTTCTGATCTACTTACAGATGTTTTAGCCTTATCAACTTCAGCTACGCTAACTAAAGCTGGTGGGTCTACTGGTGTTACGCAAACAACTGGTTTAGCTAGAAAATCAACAACATTTGGTGGTTCTGGTGAAATAGACACGGTTGTTCTTTACAGAGGAGATGATTATACTACAAACGGAGCTAATAAATTATACTTAAAAAACACATCAACAACAGCAGCAGAATATTTTACAGTTTATTTAACTGGTGATAGGGCTACTGGTGCTCATGGCTCTGGGGATACTAGTTTAACAGAGATGGGTAGAATATATGCTGGTGATTGGGCTTTTTTTCCTTGGAACGCTACAGGTGGTACTAAAGAAACATTTACTTGTGTGGTTGGTAATACTTGGGCGGCTGGAGATACAATAGTATTTGATGGTGTTACAGTTGTAGCTGCTAATTCAACAGTAGCTAATATAGCAGCTCAAATAGATAACGCTCAGTTTCCTAATTGGGTAACATCTGTTTCTTCAGCAACAGTTACATTTGTAGCTAGATATGCTGGTGATTATATAGAAGTAGACGCTGGTGAAGCATCTGGTGAAATACAATATAATACAACTGGTGATGGTGATTTAACTATATCAACAACAGTAGAGGGAACAAGATCTGTATCAGACATATACATAAAACCTAGTGTTCATACAGAAATGACATTAGAGTCTATGTTATTTTATGAATAAACAATAATAAATAAATAATAAACTATGGCAACAACAACAGCATCAATGACGCTTTCTAGCGATTTATTGACAGGAGCTTTATCCGCTACAGCTAATACTACTTGTATGAAGGCAGGTACAACAGCTGATGGTTTGGATCAAGCAAGAATGGGGTATAATTTAATACCCACCGGAACAAGTTTTGATCTTTTAGACGCTACAGCTGCAGGGGCAGATAAAGCAGCTAAAGTTATGATAGCAAACGATTCAACTGATGAAACATATTATGTAACTATCGTTATAGACGCAAAGACTATTGGTAGATTATACGCAGGAGATTGGATGTTCATTCCTTGGAATCAAGATGACGCTACTCATGATTTAGAAATAACCGCGACTAATGGAACAAATACTATCACTTGGATGTGCTTCCATGAAGGAGAAACATTAACAACACAAGCTGATTAATAATTAACGAATAAATAATAATAATATGGCAACAACAGCAGCAATAACAATATCTTCTGATATAATACCTGGATATGGTAGTTATAGTAAAACTATGACGTTAACAGAAGCTGGAACAACTATTGATGTAAAAGAAACTACAGGTTACTCAAGGAGAAAATTAGCAACAGCTAGTAAGGTAGATTTAGTTACTATGGCTAATTTAATAGTAGGTGAAGATACAACAAATTTATCACATAAAATCTTTATTAAAAATATAGGACATAACGGTGAAATAGACAAAACTAAATATGTTAAGGTTTTTGTTAATTCTGTAGAAATAGGTCTTTTATATGGTGGAGATTGGTTAATGATGCCTATAGTGGCGTCTGATGGTGAAGATATAGAAGTTCAAGCCCAAGATGACAACGCTGTGGTATTAGAATGGGTGATGTTCTACGAGGGATAAAATGGCTTTACACTATAATATAACTGGTGAAACATCTCAAGAGCTAGTTCCATCTAATAGTAAAAATATAGTTTCATCAATATCATTAACTAATGTACATAGTACAAATGCATGTACTGTAGATTTATTTATCTACTCTTGCAGTGGTACGTTTTACTTTTTAAAAGGTGTAAATTTACCTATTGGATCAACATTAGTACATAATAATTTGTCTTTTGAAAATGATGGTGAAAATAGTTTTGGATTATATATTAAATTAACTAAATCTGCATCTGAAACACCAGCTGTAGATGTAAATATAATGTAATATGACTTGGATAGGACAAATAAATAATAACGAGCAAAAATATTTATATTTTAGAACAGAAGCTACTGACGCTAATGATGACGCTAGTGGTGATTCTGCTTTATTCCCAGCTTCATCCTTAATGGGTATGCAACCAACTTCTGATACTGCTTTAACGTTGTATTTTAAAAGTATGCTTAGGGGATCTGGAAATGAAGGAGCGGCTGACTCGTTGGCTAATTTAGATAATAATGATAGCGTTATAGTAACTATATCTGCAAACACCCATTTGGCAGCTATGAGAGCTATAATAGATGCTATAAATAATCCTAATCTTCCGTCTGTTATAGTAGTGGCTAATGATGATTCTGGTGGAACCGAATATTTGTCAGGTTCTGGAATATCAGCATGTGGTACAATATCAGTGACGGCGGCATATACTAATTAATTTTTAATAAGATGATAAGTAAACATATTTCATATAAAGAAGGTGTGTATAGCAACACTGCAATAAGAAGAGGCATTAATAATACTCCTAATGATGAGCAATTAGATAATATGGAATTAATTGCAGAAAAAGTATTTGAACCACTTAGAGAGTGGGTTGGTGGACCTATAAAAATAAATAGTTTTTTTAGATGTCCAGAACTTAACAAAGCTATAGGTGGTAGTGGTAGATCTCAACATTGTCATGGGCAAGCCATAGACCTTGATGACACTTTTGGAAAAGCTACTAACGCTGAAATGTATCATTGGATAAAAGAAAATTTAAACTTTGATCAAATGATATGGGAGTTTGGAGATGATGATAATCCTGATTGGGTTCATGTTAGTTACATATCTGAAGATGATAATAGAAATAGATGTTTAAAAGCTTATCGTGAAAATGGTAAAACTAAATACATGGTAATTTAACAATTACTTAACACGCTAGTTATTAATATAATATATTTGTTAGTGATAATAAATATATGGAAACAAAAAAAATAGATATTAGTCCTATCATATATATAGTACTAATGATCACTATCTTCACGATAGCAGTATAAAAAAAGGGAGCCGTTAAGCTCCCTTTTTTAATTACTTGTATACTAGTAATTGTACTATTAAAATTGTTTATTCTTTTGATCTTGAACTTCAACTCTAACTTCTTGTGCTAATGATTTTACCGCCTGCATAGCTTTCCTAACTCGCGTTCCTGCAGAGTTATTCCCATCTACAAATTTAGTAACATCAGTTTGACAATCGTTAATCGCGTCTTGTAGTCTATCGAATAAACTGTCTATTGGATTAAAACTCATAATTTAATTTAATTTAAGTTATACAATTTGATTTACTTCTTAACAAAAAATCCCGCTAACATTACTAATACTACTAACCCGGTAAATCCGCCAGTTCCAAACATGTTGATTAGAGCTGTTAAGTTTGTAATCACATCCATTCCCCAAACATCTCCACCTGTTAATACGTACCATAATATTGTCACTGGTAAAATTGACATCATTACTGCCATCAATCCACCAAAGAATCCTGTTAAATAATTTATTACTTTTTCCATTTTTTTAGTTTTTAATTAATACTTTTTAAAATTTGTAAGATAAACCTAGGTTTATAGAACCTTCTCTTTTACCATTACTATCCTCTTTTAAAGGCATTGTATAGTAAGGGTCAATATATAGATTTTTCCATACATTATAAGAATATCCAATTCCTAAACTTAACTTATCTGTCATTTCAGTGTCAGAATCTTTTTCATAATCATATATACCTGTAGCCCAAACCCCAGAGCTATGCATTACGTAACGGCCGAAAATTTCATATTTATCTTCACCATCCATTGTAACACCAACGGTAATACAATCATTTAACATATAGCCCATACCGATTTTATCGGTAAAGTTATATTCTTCTTCAACTTCAGTAACAGTTGTTAACGCTACAAATTGCGCTGATGCAAAAGTAGTAATTAAAGCTAACATCATTGTTAAAAATAATTTGTTCATAATAATTGTTTTAGTTATAGGCTTGCTATTTCACAAGACCCACCGGCACAAGCCAACTCACCTGATAGATCTGTATTGTCAACTTCTTCAATTACATTTTCTAAATTTATATTTTGTAATTTTGAAATCAACTTATCAAATTCCTTTTTAGTTATATCTTCAAAAGGAGCTTGAGTATAGGTCCCACCATCATAAGGTAGGACAGATAGACCGTTGTAACAATCTCTGTTTTCCCACATCCACTCACCAGCTTTAGCCCAGTCTTTTTCTTTTAAACTTATTGTCGCTGAAACGTTATGAGTATTAGAGCCAGCTCTGTGGCCTGACTTAACCCATTCTTCTGCTACACGCTTAACACGTTTTAATAAGTCAAAAGCGGATTCGGTTCTTAATATAGAACCCTTAGGTGCTGATTGTGGTATTTCTATAACAGCAGTATCGTGTGGTCTAAAATATTCATCTTGAACAAGTTCAGGATG